CGAAAGTAAGCAATCAGCGGGGCCATCACATGCTGTTTCAGTGCCCTGCCCTTCGCCTCACAGCCATCATCTTTCGGGCGATACGGCCCCTGATAATGTTCCGCGAACAGAATGCGCTCTGTGGCCGGAAAATACGCCCGCAGGCTTTCCTTGTTACACCCGTTCCAGCGTCCGGGCGGCTTTGCCCAGATGATATGGTTCAGCACGTTAAACCGCTCACGCATCATGATTTCGGTGTCAGATGCCAGGCGATGCCCACAGAACAGGTATAGACTTCCTGCAGGTTTCAGCACCCGCCAGAACTGCGCAAGACACTGGTCCAGCCACTTCAGGTAATCTTCATCACCCGCCCACTGGTTATCCCAGCCTTCGGGTTTCACTTTAAAGTATGGTGGGTCTGTGACTATCAGATCGACAGAGTTTTCCGGTAAGGTCTGGATACCAGGCAATCAGCGTTGATTAACTCACAACTGGATATTTTTACAGTGTTAGCCATAGATCAATAAGCACTTCTCTGATAGGCTCATACCGCTTTTGCGCAAAGCAGATGGGCCTGAGGTTTGCTTGTGACCCCAACGCATGAGCAGATGGCTGGCAGGTGCCGCTAACACCCACCAGCCGCCCATTACCACAAATAAAAAAGCCTTCACTGAGGAAGGCGTCTGTAACAACCGAACTGATAATCTGCCAGACCCGCCATAACCAGCTGGGTCAGTATTAACTGACAACGTTCGCGTGAAAGGTAAGTATTCTGCGCAATTTCCCCGACAGTCGCCGGTTCGGTGACGCTCAATTCATTAAACACCACTCTGGCAGTTTCGGTCATATCCTGCTGTTTTAGCAAGCTGAAAGACCGGTATTCACCGCCACCAGCGCGTTTACTGTACTGACGCGATTTCAGTCATAAAAAACCCGCCTGGCGGCGGGGTGTAAAAAATCTTCTAACGTCAGGCATAAAACGCCCATCGTTAGGGGGATTTACCACAGATTCGGGAAAAATCAACAAAGCTATCTGGTCACCTTTTTCAGTTGTTGTTCTGCCCATGCTTCTTCAATATCAAACTGCACCACCAGCGTATCGTAAAAACGTTTAACTGTTTTTTTCCATGTATCAAGAGATATGGCATCGGTTACATTACATATGGCATTAAATGCCTCCGTTGAAGGTAATCTTTCATAGCCACGCCCACCACAACGCTGACAGTTTCTGAAAACCGGCACACCCTGTTTTTCCGACTCTTCACGATGAATGGCAACACCGCGCCCACGACAATCTTTACAGGCTGTGGAAACCTCCCCCTTTCCGCTACACTCCGGACAGGCAACTTTTACCACCTCCCTGACTTTTTTCCATTCCTCCCAGTAAGACGGATACACGCCTTTTGTGCACTTTGCCCATACTGGCGGCTTACCATCCGGATACTGGATCTTGTTTGTAAAAATCTCGCTTTCAATAAATTTTTTTCCGTGACAGCAGGGGCACTGTTTTTTGCTCGCCGCGCTACGGGCATAATCTTCAAACGCATACGAAGCCATAATGCGCATCACTGCCGGTTTTATTTCTGCCGGGAGTTTTCTTAACGCCGCCACGCAATCACACCGACTGAGTGCATATTCTGTCAGCAATTCTGTTGCCCGCTCTCTGTCATTCATACTAATGCCCATTTTCCCAAGGAACGCAGAAAACCCCATCTCAGCCCGATTCTGTGTCATGCCCTGCGCTGCCATCACATCAGTGATACTCAGCGCATCTTTTGACGTCGAGGCAGAGGCATCTGTCAGGCCGGGGGATTTTGGTGAATAGTACTTCGGTAAATCTTCCAGTTTCATTTTTGGGCCTGTCCTTCATGCGTTATTTGGTAAATCTTCACACCCAGTCGTCCACCAGATACTGGCCGACCACGTACAATATTGATTTCATCAAACTGCTCATCGTCCATTAACAGCCCTGCATGCGTCAGCGCATCCAGCGGCGCTTTCAGGATATTGTCCAGGTCACGACGGCGCTTATCCGGTGGCTCTGCAATAATCCTGATTACCAGCCTTCCGGACAGGCTTAATTTCAGCCGCTGCTGGCGAACAATAAGCGCCACAGCCCGGCGATAACGCTTTCCCTCCTCCGAGATAAAATATGTACTGCCACGACGACGCCAGTAGGTGTTCACCGTTGGCGGGTAAGGTAAAACCAAATCTATGGGCATCAGTCACCTCTTTTACCCAAGCACGCCTGTTGCGAAGGCGTGATCAAGAAAATGAAAAATTAACTCAACCTGGGAGCCGTACTTTTTCTCAAACTCCAGCGGGTCAGCATGAAGTTCGTTGTGGTGCTCCCGGCACAACGGTAGTGTGAAAATATCGTGGGCCTTTGTTCCCATTCCGCCCTGCCCATGGCCAATCAGGTGATGCGGATCATCAGCTGGCTTTCCACAACATGCGCACGGCTGCGTCTTAACCCAGCGTGTGTACTTTTCATTAACCCAGCGACGACGTTTAGGCCGTTTCATGAAAGATTCCGGAGACTCCGGATCAACGGCGATGCTTACTACCGTCTTTTCCTGTGGCGTGGTTTGTGGCTGGTGGGCGTGAAGCGGTAGCGCTATGTTTTTTGTGCGCTGCTTCAGGATGCCGGTGGCGGTCTGCTCTCCCGGTATGATGTCGCTCTCACGGTATACGGAGCGGATTTTTTCCACCGGTAATCCCAGCGAACGACGCAATACAGACCCCGGAAGCGCATCAGCCACCTGATTGCAGACCGCCCACCAGGATAATTCGGCCAGCGATAACTCCCTCTCCTGCGTGCCATTCATTGCGTGACGGATGACGTCAATCATCCAGGCAGCCAGATTCTGCTGAGCAAGTTGCTCCAGTGAATCAGATGTCTGCTCCCGCAACTGGTTGTCGCAGTGCCAGCACAACACCATCGCGCCGGTACCGTAACGGTGAATGACGGTTTCGCTGTGATGATAATCGCCATGTGGCCACTGGCAGGATTTCACTTGACGTAATAACCAGTCAGACAGTGCACCAGCACCACCTGCAGCACGGATCACCCGCTCATCACTGAAAAATGGCAGTAATGATTTATCCTCCACCAGCGGCTGGCGAACAGTGGGAACCGCTCCGGATGGCAGCGCCCGCATGTTTTTCGGTTCCGGCTCCACCAGCACCCTGCCGCAATGAAAAACCGGCAGTGATTCGCGACCGGGCTTAAGGACCACCAGCCCGAGCTCCGGTACCAGAACAGGTCGAAGTAATACCCGCACGTTACCTCCAGATGCGTTGCTGGAATGTGCGGGACGGACGCGGAGGGCGTTCGGAATAAGGAAGCCTGACAGAGATTATCCAGTGACGATAATCGAGACTGAGGGCTTTCTTAACCTCGTATCCGCGCCTGCGGTAACACTGAATCAGCCATTCGGCCTGTTCTTCAGTGCATGGGGGATGCAGGTACCAGTGGGTTTTAAATACGTACGAATGCCGCCCCCGCTTAATGGCCGGGACGGCTTCAGAATTGTGGGATTTTATATGTTGCGCCATCGCAGCAGGTGTCAGTTGTTCAGGCTGACGGCGCGAATTGTAAGGCAATACGCCGGAATGTACAAACAGAAACCCCGTCAGTAAGACGGGGATAACCTGAACCGATTACTATAATAATTTCAGAGTTTTTACATCCAGTTCAACACTGTTCAGGTCTTTATCAAGTTCCCCCTCAATTATTACCTTGTCTTTCGGAGAAACATTCTGCCCGGCCCATACACTTTTATCGATATCCGTGACAATGGTTCCGCTACTGTCGCGAAACTCATAACGATCATCACCCAATTTTTTAACGATGTGCCCTTCAAGGATAACCCATGCCTCGTCCTTCTGTTCTTTTGCCTGCACTACTGTTGTTGAACGCTCTGCTTCAGACCCCAGAAAACCTCCCTGTTGTGCAAAAACGCCAAAAGACACGCAGGAAAAAAGGGCTGCGATTAATACTTTTTTCATTATCGTCCTCTTCAAGAAATTAACATGAACACTTGCATTGCAGCATATAAAATGCGGGTGCGTTGAGGATGCCTGACACATCAGAGGTGGCGAGGGATTTCTCCCTCGCCTGGTCTCTTACTTCTCAGATTCGTAGTCTACGAAGACAGCGACCTCCGTCTGGCCGGTTCGGATTCGTACCTCGCAGAGGTCTTTCCTCGTTACCAGTGCCGTCACTATGACGGTTAAACAGATGACGATCAGGGCGATTAACATCGCCTTTTGCTGCTTCATAGTCTGCTTCTCCTTGACCTTTCGGTCCGTAAGAGGCTAACCTACGTTTGTGAAGCATAGATTGGGCCTCAGATTAATGTTAAGCGTCTTGCAGGACGCGTAATGTTAACTGGGGCTTTTCTCTGTCTGCCTTACGGCGGCATGCCCGAGGCAGACAGCCTCAGGCACCCGCAGCAATTCTACTTTACTCTCGTTTTACTGCAAACCTTTTATCCCGGGCGCATATTACCCGATATGGGAACTCACACATCGAAATGAATTCGCTTCCATTGCCCCCTCAATCACATAACCAGACACATAAAATGTACTTGCCATCTGAAGAGACAATAATCTAAACTCAGAAGATCCCTCAATAGCATAAGGAATTGATATTATGGGTCACGTCTATTTTGACACATTAAAATTTGCCGAAGCACTGGAAAAAGCTGGCATGCCAGCTGAACAGGCGCGCGCCATTTCCTCCGCAATAAAAGATGCCCATGAGGCAATTGAAGTTGCAACTAAAAATGACCTTCACTACGCAAGCTCAGAACTTAAGCGCGATATTCTGTCAATTAATGAGAAAATTGACCACCTCATATTTCAAGTAACTTTTCGGTTAGGGGTAATAATTTCTATATGTATAGTAGTTGTATTTGCCATAATTAAAATGAATATGTAACAACCAGCCATATAACGGGCTGATATTTATTATATCAGCCCGTTGTCTTTTTAAATAAGACAAGGCGTAACAGTTGTCAAAGAAATATTAATTGCTTCATTCTGCATGACATTACCGCCCTTTCTGTCGCCCTCATGATATATTTAAGGTGTAGACACGCCTCCGCCATTCTGATAATCGGGTCTTCTGAAGTCATCTTTTCTGGCGAATCGCAGTCAGCACCACATTCAGTAATGCGTTCATAATCAAAACGAGCGGTGATTTTATGTGCACCAATCATTTGCGTAAGCGCATCTGTCAACTCTGCAATGCGCTTATCTTTGGCTTCCAACTCGCCCGGCAGCACCAGTGCTACCTTTAGATTAAAGGTAGCAATGAAGTCCGCGTTATTTTTCAGAATATGGTGCACAATAAGTACACCATTGAGTTTTACCTTGTAACCTCGTGCGCCACAATGCGGTCTATATGAGCTCCAGTCTCCCCCACGTTGCTTTTTCTGAAGCGTCACGCATCTTCCGGTAATTAATTTCAATCACTGGTTGTCTCCTGGAAAATAACTGCATGCCCCAATTTCTCCGCCAGTGCCAGCTCTGCCTTAGCGCCCGCTGACCGCTGCCAGCCTTTCAGCATGTAAATCGCATCCACACAACGAATCATTGCCATGCAAATATCCATGTAATGTGGCTGAGTCAGCCCGTCCGGAAGTACTGCCGGGTTTAAAACGGTATGCCCTTCCCGTTTCAGCGCTTCTTCCGCCTTGTGAAACGCATCACGGTTGAAATTTTCATATCCCGTCATCGGACCAGCGATATAAATTCTCACCCTCACTCCATCACCTCCTGAAAATTACCCTGACAGAACGCCAGTACACGCTGCATGACTTCGCTATTTCGGCACTCACAGCAAATTATGTTCTTATGCCTGTCATAGCGGCGTATTTCTCCGTCTGGTAACTTTCGAATCAATGTCTGGTCAGTTGTTTTCTCCGGTGTCTTACGCCATACGCGATACACCTGTTCAGATGCAAAAACACCGTATTTACCGGACATGTATAAATCGCCACAAGCCAGTACATCCACAAGGCAACGTCTGACTGAATGCCAGCCTGTCCCGTCGCTCTCTCCAGTTGTGATATCGTCATGCGTTCATTTTTGCGTACCAACCCGATAATTCGGGCCTTCAGTTCTTCACGCTGTTCGTGTGTAAAAGGTTTCGCCATAAGCGCCTCCGGCAATCACTTTTCCGACACAATACGACCGGATGAATCGACAATCTGCCGAACAATATCCCGGTGCTTGTTCAACTCCCGCAACGCGGCACAGACTCGTTCCCACTTCTGGACATCACTTTTCGCCCGGCGCAGCTCGCGGTTAGCCACATGCAGCGATGGTAGAATCAGGTCATCTGCTTTCGTTTCGGTGACCGATGGCTGTAACTTCACAATGTCTTCCACGATTTCTGTTTTCATTTCTTCCTGTGTCGTCGTTTCCTGGACTGGTAACGCAACACCTGCTGGCTGAGGAAAGGCTTTACCATCGGTTTCCGCTACGGATGCCGCTTCCGGCTCTGCCGGTAAATCAGCGCCCGGTATGCAGTAACGAAATTTACCGCCCTGATTCACGCGAATCAGACGCCCTTTGCTGATTGCCATTGCCAGCGATGAATTCGCCCGGCGGGAGGTAATTCCGAACATCAGTGCCAGTTCATCCGCCGTTTGTGGGCCATGTTGTTCAATCGCCTCTGTCAGCATTTGCGCTGTCACTTTCGGTACCGGTGACACCGGTTCACTTTCACCAGCCTGAGTCAGCCACCACATCGACCCCTTGTTATCCGCTTCACCGCGGCGCTTCAGTTTCCACAGTTCGTTGACCGCCTCTTCACGGCTGATTCCAAGGCGCGATGCCACTACCTGTGAAGAGGCTTTTTTCAGTGCTTTCAGTGCGTCAAATACGGTTTCCATTAAAACGTCCTCCGACAAAAATTACTTCACAACCCTCTGATTGCTGACATTTGGACGCCAGCTATCCCAGTTAAACGTCACCCATCGACCACCGTTCATGGTCATGCGGTCCATAATCCTCTCACCGAGAAGCGTACTCATTGCGGCATGATTCAGGTTTGTTAACATCCCGACACTGCACAGTGATGCTGTCCGGCGATCAATTATCTGGTGCAATACCACCTGCTCGTTTTTCGTCTCACGCTGAACGCCTATTTCATCCAGGACCAGCAAATCAACCCCGCAAAGCTCCTGTAAAAATTTTTCCCCGGACTGGCCGTTGTCGTAGCTGTCATGCAACACACTCATGACGTCAGACACGGTGACGATAATCACGCTGCTCCCCTTCGCCATCAGCCGGTTGCCCATCGCCGCTGCAAGGTGATTTTTCCCGGTGCCGGTTTTACCGCTGAACACAAAATTCGTGCACCCGGTCATCAGTTCGTCAGCGATGGATTTTGCCTGGCTCAGCGCGTGTTTTTGCCCGTCGTTCTGCACCTGATAATTCGCAAACGAGCATTTGCTGTGCAGAGGCTGGATGCCCGAACGATTCAGGATTTTTTCCACCCGCAACTGGCGATTCTGGCGGTTAATCTCCTCGCTGCGTTTTCGTCCTTCAGCAAGCTGCCATTCCCGCCACTCCTCCACCGTCCGGTACGGTGGAACCGCCCCCTGTGGTGCAAGTCTGCGAATACGTTCAAGAACCCCGGCTGCCGCAATGTTTTTCATGCCACGTCACCCCCTGAATCCAGGCGGTATTTCAGTGTCCGGTTCAGAAATGTGATTCACGCAACGCTGCGCGGGCGAACGCCCCAGGCGGATAACCAGTTCATCCCATTTTTCCCGGAGTTTTGCCGGACTCATGATGTTTTTTACCCAGAACGAATCCCGCTGGACACGCCCAAACATTTCACAAATCTGCCGGTGACTACGTCCATCCAGCATACGCATCATGCGCACATCATTCGCCCAGGTCGTCCAGTTAGGTTCTCGGGGGCGTGACACCTCACCATCATCACTGGCGGCCTGTTCATACAACGCCACAACCCGTCCCCAAATCCACTGCGCACAGGCGACATCCTCACGGGTACCCCACTGTCGCTTCGGTACATTCCAGGTATGCGCATCCGGGTGTTTCTCCAGAAATCGCTCAACTGGTGATGATTGTTTTTCGTCCGGCAGTGAAACGTCCGGACAAGAAGATCTTTTATCTGACGGATCAGGTTTTAATACTGACGGATCGGGGTCAATCATCGCCCCCCTAATCGGCAGTTTTTTATCAACCGTTGATCCATCAAAATTTGACGGGTCAACCGTTGAGGGGTCAATATTTGACGGGTCAACTGTTAACGGGTCATTTTTTGCCGGGCTAATTTTTCTTTTCGGTTTATATGACTCACGCGCCGCCGCCGCAGCTGCTTCGAGTTTTTCCACATTAAGCCGATAGATATTGCTTACATTACGCCCACCGACCTTACGCTCTTCCTTCGTCAGCCAGCCCTCTTTCGCCAGTTCTGCAATAGCCGATTTCACGGTGGATTCACTTCTTGCACCGATCTGACGCCGGATAGTTTCAATGGCAGGCCATGACACGCCCTCGTCATTGCTGTAGTCTGCTAGACGGGCCATCACTGCCACCCGGGATAAGATCATGCCGGTGAAGGCGCATCCTTCCCAGACAAGACCATGAAGCTTGCTGCTCATAAAACCCCCGAACACCGTGCTTTTAGTGCATCACCACAGCATTCCCTGCCGGGCCGCCGCGATTCATCTGGTCATACAAAACAACCGCTGACGCAACAAAATCGTCGACATCCTTCACCAGCCGATCCCGCCGTTCGACGATCTCACGGTAATACTCAGAACTGTGGCTGCGCATACGGGCCACCAGCAAAGGCGGCATCGCCTTTTCGATCGCTGGTAACAGAGCCTGAATTTTTTCAACAGCATCAGGGGTGTCTTTATCCAACCAACGGAAAATTTTCTGGGTATTACGGGCCAGGGCTTCCGGATGACTGTCGTCGTACAGTTCCGGGAACGTCATCCCCAGCTCGAAATACGCTTTGGTAATTTTCGCAGCCGGTACTTTTTCGCCGTCCGGATGCGCCCAGGCATTCATCGCCATGCGGATGTGCTCATGCTTGATTTTCATGAATCACTCTTCCTTTCGCTCTGAGTGGTATCCTTCTTTTTGTAAAGCTCTGGGTTCAAAGATAATTTTCCCTTGGAGTATGCAGCAGCTTCCGCAGCTCTCCCTTTCGGAACTATTTCACCGGGGCGCTTACGCCACATGTAAATAGCTTCGCGGGTTATCCCATAAAAATCAGCGACCCTCTGAACAGAGCCAAAAAACTGAACAAGTTCATCAACTCGCATTTCATCCTCCTAAAATCTAAGTATTTTTAGATTACAGGATAATTTTTTTTAGGTCAATGCAATCTAAAATAATTTATATTCAACTCGCGGGAGAAAATGATGGAAAGCCTTGGCATCAGGCTTAAGAAACTCAGAAAAGATAAGGGACTCACCCAAGTAGAACTGGGTAAGCTTTCAGGCGTGACCGGGGTTACTATAGGGTACTGGGAGAAAGATCTAAACGAACCCGGCAGCAAAGCTCTAAGTAAGTTAGCCCAAGCATTAGGAACTACTGAGTCCTATCTCCTGTATGGAGTATCGTCTCCTGAACTATCTTTTGTGCAGAGCAATCCAGGCACCAAGATCCCCTACTTTTCGTGGGGTGACGCGATTTCTTTCCTAATCTTAGAAGGAGAGAAAACAATGGGAAATGTCGATAGGATCACCACATTCTTTGATGTAGTGGAAGGTGATTTTGCCGTTTCAATGCCTGATGACACTATGCATAACCCCTCAGGGTCGCCAAGTATCCCAGTTGGTGCCACTGTGATCCTAAGACCAGGAGAAAGTTATAAAAATGGCAGTATCGTCGCTGTAATAGTTCCAGATCCTCTTACAAATGAACCGTCTATGACTATAAAAAAATTAGTTATTGATGGAAAACTTGTGTATTTAAGCCCTCTCAATCCGCGCTATCAATCATCCTTGCTTACGCCAGAGTGTAAAATTGTTGCCGTAGCAAAAGGTGTACAGTTCAACCTATAACCCTGCCATGTTCTTGAACTTAAGGTCGGTTATGTCGACCTTTTTTTTAAATTAATTTAGATTCCTCTTGACTATAAAACTAAATACTTTTAGATTTGTTGTATACCAACCCACCCCGCTCCACAGAACGTCGGGCAATACCTCGAGTTACCCGGCAGTGGTCAGGGGTTAAGTAGCCAGCCCGAGGCGTATGAACATGACGGCGGGAACACTTTGTATAACA